GTAGAACCAGCTTGTTCCGGGAGTTCCCATCGGGATCTTCATTCCCGTCTTGCTGTTCTTGGGAACGCTGTTGATCCGCATATCCCGGATGTAGGTGTAGCGGAGTTCACAGTTCAGGTTCCCCCAGTTTCTCTTTTGGCTGCCGTAGCGGAACCGTTCCGCGGTGTCTACACGCCTTGCCGAGACGCGGGAGCGGTAACTCATCTGGTTCACGGGGTGAAGGTCCGACTGATTCAGAGGGAACCGGGCGTGCGCCTCCGCTATCGGCATGTACTCGTAAACCGTGTTGGCGTAGGCGTCCTGCACGTCGTTAGTGGACGGGATCTGAATGGGGAGAACATCCAGCAGGCCCAACGGCTCAAAAACAATTTGGCGCTCGCCGTAACCGTAATCAGCAGCCTTGCATTTTTGCCAGATGTAACCACGTCCCATGACGCAGGAATATTGCAGTACCTTACGAATCTGCCGCGGAAACTGCGCTTCGAGATACACGCCCCTGGCTACCTTGTTCATCACTTCCGCATATTCGCCAAACTGCGGAGCATCCGCGCGGTAGCTGCCAATCTCTTTCACATCCGAAATGGCTTCGACAAACTTGCGGATGTTGTATTTGAGGGAGTTTGTTACCAGAGCAGAACGCTGCTTGTTGGGATCAATGATGGCGTCGAAGATGTTGAGGTTGGTGGAAAAGTTTTTGTAGGCAGACTGGTTTTCCATCCAGCCTTCCGACTCCTGGCATTGCTCGTCCACCCAGGCTTGCCGGTCTTTACCAGTGGGATCGAGTTCAAAGCGGGGTGGCTGGAAGGAAGAACGTTTCTCTTCTTCCATCAGGAAGCCACGCCTTCCTCTGCCTCGAATCCCATGTGACTCTCAATGGCTTGGTGAGCTGGCCGAGCTGCATCCCGACGCTGGGTGAAGTGTTCGATGGCCGCCGTCAGGAACATTTTCGATTGCGGGTTGGGCGCTTCCGCGAGCTGCTTCTTAAGTTCCTCCAGCATGTCGAAGCGGATGGCGTCCTCGAAGACGTAGCGCTCCTCCACGGTCATCTCGTGGATCCGCTTCTCCTGAGCCCGAAGGCGAGCGCTCCATGCATCCGCCTCGTGCGCGTGTCGGCATTCGATGCGCTCATAGCCGGTGGGCGGGATGCAATCTGGCCCAGGCGGGTTCATGATGAAGTCACGTTTGCGGTTGATCCAGAAGACCACTGGCTTGGTCATCTGCGCGTGTTGACGCGGCAGCCAGAGTCCAGACGTGCTCTTGACCAAATCGTCCAAGCTACATTTCCCCCACGCTTACCTCAGATACAGAACTATACCCCAAATCAAGTTCTGGCAACTTCCGAGTTGGAGGCGCATATTTCTTTTGCGAGCGCTCAGCTAGAACGTCGAAGTGGTGCCGCGTCCAGTAAGAGTGCGCCGCCGCTAGAACCCGGTCATCGTGCTTCCCGGATTGATGCTCCATGCGGTTCTTGCCACCAGCCTTGATCTTGAGTTCCAAATCCTGCAATTCTTTAATCAGGAACGGAGATTGTGGTTCGTACCACCCGCCAGTCACGGCATCGGTGAAGCGCTGCATCAGCATGGGACGGAACCAGCCGTGCATGTAAATGCCCTCTTTCCGGCCGCGATTGTCCTCTTTCACTTTTTTGTCGTCGTAGCGTTGATCGACGTGGTGATAGTTGAAGCCCATGAGTTTCAATTGCAGTTGGCAGTCGTCCCCTGGGCGGTCGCGTTGTTCGATAGCAAACTTGACGCCGCGATGGTCGATGGTGTTCGCTCCGTACCAAGTCGCGAGGCATGCGGCGAAGGCTACAGTCTGCGGACCACTCATGCGATTGTCTGCGAGTTCACAGACTTGCACGTCCGGCTGGGCATCTCGCATGCTTCTGGTTATGGAAATTACGGAACGGTCGCTATCTTCCGCTCCGAGTCCATCCGCGGTGTCGATGCCGATGGAATAATCCTGCGGTTCGTCGTAATGTCCGGGAACCCTGTTCGGTTCTTCGAAGACAAGAACCCGGCCCATGGACTTTTTCTCGTCCAGCTCCGCTAGCGTATCGAGAGGCAGAAGGGGAATCATCACCCACTCGAAATGCTGCCCTCGTTTTGAATTCCACGTAACCCGGATTCTGTCCTTGTCGTAGTCGATCTCGTTTGCCTCTGGTTCAAAACCATCGTCTACCGAGTCCCCGATAATGGCGTAGCTCTGGTAGTTTTTGACGCGCTTCTCTTGCGCGGTTTCGATCACGATGCTGTCGAAAACAAGATCGTTTTTGCCCTGCAAAGCCTCGTAGTCGTCCGCTGGCATCTGCGAGAACCAGATTTTCTGCGTGTGCGTCTGCACGTGTTCGAGGTAGCGAAACTCCCAGAACCACTGCTGATGCACTGGCATTCGCCAGTCTTTTCCAGCGACCTTGGCGAGATACGGAGTGTTGCGGATAAACAGCTCACAGCGCTGGATATGCTTCCGAGTGGCCTCACAGGGCTTCCAGCCGCCTGGAACAGGGCATTTACGGAGCCAGTCAGGCTGGGGGTAGAGGTCGGGAGCCATCGGCCAATTTACGAAGAATGGAAAGAGGCGAGATTTTCCCAGCGGCCAGTTTTCCTTGGCCGAACGCCACTTGTCCGCCTGCCACCCGGTATTGCCGTTTCCGGTGCCTTCCAGAACAAGAAATAGCTTCGAAGAAGAGTGCGTCGCATTCAGCAATCCTTCTTCGATTGTCTTTTTAGGGTTTGGAATGTCGCCAATCTCGGAAAGATGCACCAGCGTGGGCGTCCAGCCTTGCGCGATACCGGTGGCCTGCGATCCCGACTGAATCGAAAGCACGGAGCCGTTCACGAAGTCGATCAGCCGTTTGGTATCGGTGACGCGCCGCGGAGGCAGCCAGAACGGGAGTCTTTCAATGCAGGTTTCTATGATCCGCGAGATCAACTGCGATTTTTCGTCCTTGACCGAGCCCATGACAGCTTGGGTGTTAGGAAGGAACAATAGCCGGTGGAGGAACTTGAGAGCGGTCTTGGTAGTGATACCGAGCTGGCGAGCCTTGAGAATCAGAAGTTCGATAGAGACACGTAGTTCATCGAAATCGGCAATCACATTGTCAAAGACTTCCTGCGACTTCCTGTTCTTGAACTTGAATATCTCGCCTGCCTCATCGCATACGTAGGCGTAGCGGCTCTCAAAGTAGTTGCTATCAAACATGCAGAGCACTTGTTCGTTTTCGACCCAAGCCTTGATCTCTTTCGCCCGCCGCGCTGTAATTTCTTGGTTGAACGAGATGTAGACGTTGCGGGAGTTGTAGTCCTTTTTGGTGATTTTGTTGATATAGTCTTTGAATTCCTCGACCTGGGCAATCGTGTGGTACGTGGGCACCCAGCCTTCTCGTCTGGCGAACTCTTCCAGATTCTTAACAATCAGACTGAGGGCGTACACTACTTGCCTTCCAAGAGACGCTGGCGCATGGGCTGCACCCGCTCCTGCATCTTGCTCACGTCCGGGAACACAATATCCACATCGTCTTCGAGTTCCTGAATCGGAGCGGACTCCTCTGTTTCCTCCGGCTGCTTCTCTTCTGTGCCGGTGAAGATCTTGTTCATAATCGAGATGCCCGCGCCTTTGGGTAAAGCGCCCAGCATGGTATCGAGAGCATCCCGGTCACGGAATCCTCCAGGCTCTTGCGCGAACTTGACGCGGCTTCGCGTCACGTCCGGATGGGCGGTGATGGCAATGAACTTGACCCGGCTCACGCTGTGCTCGCGGATCGCTAAGAGCATCTCGCCCAGCAAGTGGCGCACGTTGATCTCGGCCGCCAAGGCAATTGCAGTGAACGTCAGGCTCTTACGGTCCCTGTCTGGAATGGAGTCGTACTTGGCAAGGAACTGCTCAACCAGCGGAGCATCGGAAAACCGCATCGCGTCGATAGCCCGAGTCTTCCCGCCGCAGGTGTCTTTCAGGATGGGATCGAGGTTGGGAGCAACGCTGAGCTGCGCTTCGGTAACGCCCAGGCGTGCGAGAGCGTCAGCTTTTCTTGGAGTCGGTTCCGGTCCGTTCGGAACTTTCGCTAGCGATGACCTCAAGCTCCCGTTCTCCGATCCATTCAAGGGGCTCGTCGGGATCTCCGGAGATTTTTCGTTTGAGTTTTTCTTCATCGCTCAGCTTATGCGTGACGCTTGCCTCTTTTTTCAGTTTCGAGGGGAACTCACGCTCAAAGCGATTCTGGTTGGTCTGGGCTATCGCTGTCAAGGCAATCGCGATTTGGCCGAAGGCGTCAGCCAGTCTTTCCATCGGTTCGCCCACTATGCCCCCTTGGCCTTATCGCGCCCGTAACGCACGTACCGCGTTTCATTCTTGCCCTGCGAGTTGCGCACACTGACCGGCACGCCTTGCCCTGACTCGACACGTACCGCGTTAGGAGGTCTCTCTTTTAGCGTGATCTCGATCTCCGATTCCTTCCCGCCTTCCGTCATCTGTCCAACATTGGACTTGGCGTCCAGATTGACCGCGAACTCAGTGCCCATATCGTAGAGCAAGACTCTGCCGGTGATGTGGGCGCTGAAGGTTCCGTAGGCGTTGCCGGGAGCAAGATTGCAGTCACGGCGAATGGCGAGGCGCACCGAATCCAGAATTGCCTCCTCGATCTCGGTCGCGGACAAGGGTGGGGTGAGAACCTTTTCGCTGGGCATGGCCTAGAACGCAGCGATTCGCTGACCCAGGATTTCCGAATATTTGTCCATGACGCCAGCCTGTATTGTCAACCGGCCTTGCTCATCCGGATCGAGTGATTTAAAAATCGCCCCGTCGAGGAAAGTCAGCAGCTTCGCGAGTTTCGTATCCAGCTCTGTTTTCTCGTCAACGACTCTCTGCTGATGTTGTTGCAGAATCGTTCCACCTCGGACTGTGTTGCTTGCCATGGAATTTTCCTTTCAGAACCTCGAATACTGCAAGCGTGGAGGCCAGAGGTCTTACCTTCCCAGCCTCCACGTTTTGAACGCACCGTCGTGAGACTCCCAAGATATCAGCCAGCCGGATTTGTGTGAAGTAGTTGCGCTTGCGAAACTTTTTCCACTCGCGAGCGCGGGCTTGGTTCTCGGTCACTTGGAATGTACTCGCAAAATTCGCGCCCACACGTAGACAGGGGCTATGTTCATCTTCCAGGCTGGCGCTCCTCGAAACCACCAGCCTGCGAGCACTAGCATTAGATTCCCTCGACAGGTCCCGGTAGCCGCTTGCTGACGATCCGTCACTGCTTGACTCTACGAGAAGTCTCTAGAATTAGTCCAATGAGAATCCCGACTTGCAAGATGGAGCCCGTTATATCTATTGCAGTGTTCCGTTTTTCGGCAAGTACGTGGACCCATTTCATAAACAGATCATTCTCCATAAGGTCGTCGGCGAGGTCCACAAACTCTGACGGCCAAGCTTCGGTGTTAAGTTGTAGAACTGCCATGGAAATTTCGTTTTGAGAATACATAGACTTTACGCCTTGTCGTTCCGAGGTCGTCCCCTTGGACTCTTACCCTTGCGCACCGCCAACGCAAACTCTACCCCACCATGCTCCAACACCCACGCCGCGGCATCGCTCATCCAATCGCTTGCGCTGACTTCCAGTTTCTTCGACGCTTCCCGCACTGCCTCGTCCAGATTCTCGTTCTTGAACCGGACGAGAGTCGGTCGGCGATAGCCCCTGACTGTCAAGACGCCACTACCAGTTCTCGATCCCAGTTCCATAGCAACCGCTGTCCCTTGGCCGGAACCGGAATCTCAAACCGCTCCACCAACTCCAAATTCCATGCATACCGGCCGTCCTCGAAGTTGCCAAAAATCCGCTCGCGCTGGCACAGGATCTCGCGCACCCTCGACGTTTCTTCGATGCTCACCAGCTTGACTACGCCGAGAATGCACCCATATGGCAGCAGGTCTCGAATTGCCGTGTCCACCCGGCCCCGTCTCAAGTGCATCACATCCGCCAACTCGTTCCCGAACTCCTGCCCCCACCTTGATTCACCCAGCCACCGAGGCGGAAGTTTTGCCGCCGCATGGATCGCCAACTCCCCGCGGTACTTCGTACTCCAGCACCGTGTCTCCACCTGCTTCTCGCCCATCGTTACCAGAGAGGCCCACGGCTGCCACAGGGTCAAAGCCTTCATCGCTTGTCCGCCAGTAGCCCCGCTGAATTTACCAACGCCGCCAAATGCTGGTTCAACTCCGCGAGCTGCGCCGCTACCTCCCAGTTCCCTCGCACTCCCTCCAACACCCCGTGCGCGAGCGCCACTTGCACCCCACCCAC